GGAAGCCCTTTGGTGACTGCCTCACTGATGCGCGTCAGCGTGCCAGCTTGAATGTCAGTAGTGTCTGCGCCAAGAACTACGGGATGGTACTCGAACTCATTCATTTATTTTCTCCGTTGCAGACTCAACAGCAAGCCGCGGCAAACATTGCAGACGCCACGAAGGGCACCAAATCTAAAACTGGTGGCGATCTTGGCAGTATTGCAACCAACCTGCTCCTGCTTCAAGGTCTCAGTGCTTTGACTGGTAAGGATGGAGTGCTGTCTGGCATGATGGATAAGCTCGGGGGATTGGGCAAGTCTGTTGCTGATGGTTTCACCTCGCCGACTGCTACCTCTGCAACTGGTGCACCGCAAGGTCTTGGTATTTCCACGGGCAATGCAGTTGGCCTGTCTGCTGGGGGCGGTCAAGGTATGCAGTTCGGGGGTATGGGCGGTGGCATGGATGTTCCCTTCACTGGGTACGAAGCTCCCAGCTACGATCTAGGTGCAGCCTACACTGACATGTATGGTCCCAGCCTTGGCATGCAAGCTGGCTACAGTGACATGGGGAATGTTGGCTTCCAAGATTTCACTGGCTTTGACTATTCTCTGGCTGGTGATACTGGCGGAGGTTTGGGCTTCACCTACGCTCCGGAAGACTTCTTCCAAGACACCTACAGCTGGTAACAGGAGACTCTCATGGCTACGAGAGATCTAAATCTGGGAGGCGGCAGGAAAAGCGCCTCGCCGGAAATTGCCCTGCAGTCTCGGCCGCAACAATCAGCCATTAACTCCACGACCGAGAACATCCTACAGATGGCAATGTTCCGGCCCGGCGGCGCATACACTGATTACAGCGGCCAGCAGTCTGCACTGCGCACAAACAGTCAGACGTATGGAGCTCTCGGCACTGGTAGCATTGGGGGCACAGACTTCTCCAATCTACTTGGCGATGTGCAGGCTGCTGGCGGAGGCCGTGCAGACCCACGTGTCAGCAAGGCTGAGGCTGAAAGCCTAATTGCTACGAACCTCGGAACCTTCGGTGTTACTGACATGGATGATATCGGCTATGTCATTGGTCCGGACAGGCAGCCAATCTTCTATAATCGCAAGACTGGTCAGAGCATTCCGCAGGAGATTGTAGGCTTCAAGGATCGTGAGCATGGCGGACAGAAACTCTATCTCACCATTGACCAAAGCGGTAAGGTAGTTCCTGTCAACAGCTACATGCAGCCCAATCCCAGTGGTGGGTGGAAATCTGCAGTTGCTCCCATTCTTGCTGTTGCGGGTGCAGCCTTTGCTCCTGCTGCTCTTGGTGGCCTGTCATCTGCACTTGCAGGCGCTGGCGTAACTGGCGCAGCTGGTACTATTGGCGCAGGTGCGCTGTATGGTGCAGGTCTTGGAGGTTTAGGTGCCGGGCTGACTGGTGGAGATATTGGAAAGGCCATGCTTACTGGGGCAATTGGTGGCGGTATTTCCTCTGGTATCGGTACTGGCCTCAAGCTCTCACCTACACAGACTCTCCAGCAATACAACGTGGCAGGCAGTCTGGGTGCCAGCGCAGCCAATCAGCAGCTTGTGAACTCCATTATCAAGGGCAGCCTTGGCGGGCTCGCAACTACCGCAGTTGGCGGCGGCGATATACTCAGGGGAGCACTTGTCGGAGGTCTCAGCTCTGGCATTTCCGGGCAGCTGCCGGGCGGCGGCAATGCACTTACGCAGGGGCTCAACAAGCAGTTGTCAGGTCAGATTGCACAATCAATTATTGGTGATCCCTGATAGCCATTCTATGAGATTGTGCAGAATAGCTTGATACGCTAATCCAAGACCGCAGATCCAGCCAACGAATGGACGCCAGCCAGCAACAAAGACGCTCTGATGCTGTGCCTCTTGAATGTTAACTTCGATCTGCTTGATGGTGGATTGGAAGTCTTGCTCTCCTGCAAGCTTTAGCAGATCCATCTCGGCCTTGGCTTGCGCTGCCTTGTCAGGAATCCAACGCTCAATGAGCTGAGAGCCAAGTTGCAGGAGGGGGATAATGATGGGATTCATTTGTATGGGCTCCTTTATTAGCCGGGAGGTGGAGGTGTGTTATCCACCTGTCGAATATACACATCTTCATATGCACCATCTGCATACAGGGTTCGCAGATAGTAGCTATCAATATAGCCGGAAGTTGTCATGTACCCACTTACGTCAACAACCTTACGCGATATTGGTTCAATGTCCAGCCAGATTCCACCGGCATCAAGTCCGACACCAACAACCTGAACAAGAACACCTTCAACTGTAGGAGGCATAAGCTGGACAGTTCCGCCAGTCGAAAGATAGTAGGTTGCACCAAAGATGGTACCTGCCATTCCTGCGCCGCGGCCAGTCATCCAGACGATTTGCCCGGTGGCCCCAGTTGCCATGCCTGCAGGATTATCTACAATCCCATGAGCAGGGCGGAGGAAGAGAGCATCAGCTTTTCTGGCCTTGATAATCCCGCCATCCACATAGAGATTGACGATGTTACCGAAGGGTAGATTCTCTGCCGCCGTGCAAGTGATCTTGTTGGTTCGCTGACTTTGCAATCCAATGAATGGATCAAGCTGTCCAAGCTCCGTGTTGCTGTACTGTACGCTGCCTGTGAGAGTGGAGAGCTGCTGTGCAATTGAGTTGATTGCTCGATACATCGGAAGGACAAGGCCAGCATCTTCATCTGTAAGTCCTGATGGATAGACTGGTAGTCCACTGTCAATTTGGAATTGAGGCATCAGATTCTCCCTGTCTGCGTCCCCTCAAGGACAATGGTTGAGAGATTAAAAGTGCCATGCACCACGAGATTGAAGTTCTTGGCATCAATCATTCCGCCAACAATCTTGTAATCTTTCCCCTCTTCAATGGTGATCAGTTCCTCAGCCTGCGCCAGATCCTTCCCATTGTAGGAGGGCTGCACATAGACACGGCCAGATACGAGCCCTTCCACCTCTGCGCGATTCAGTTGGACCTGTCGTGAGCGAGAGAGCTGAACACGGCCGATGATCGCTACTGCCGTATCTTCCTCTTCGCGCATCTGATCTGACCAGTTGGCAATCAGCACTTCTCCATTCTGCTTGAGGAAGGCAAGGCCATGCTGAGCTGCAACAAATGCGTTGCTCAGGCCATCTGTGGCGTCGTAGGTGGTCAGATCAGGATTGTCATAGCTGACGTCACCTAGCGCCGCGTACGTGAGAGCTGCAACTTCTGCACCGTAAGCGTAGTAGAAGCAGTCCCGATGCACTTGCCGCAGTTTGCCCCAACGCTTCAGTGCTAGATCATAGACCAGCGCAAAGCTGTAGATCTTCGGGAACGATCCGTAGCTGATGACCACATAGCGATTGCCAACTACAGTCAGCTTGACGTAGAAGTCAAGATTGACCAGCCCCTGATAGATCTCCTGCAAATCATAGCGATAACGTTCAATATGCCGCCCAGCGAGAAAGTCAGAGACATGGGGGAATACGCTCTCCGAACTGTTCAGAGAGATGGACTGCATTCCAGCAGTTGTGTAGGCAAACACGCGACCGAGAGTTCCCTCAACTGTGGCCTGCTCATAACTCTCAAGACCGCCCGCGGCAGGAATCTCACGGAATACCCAAGGAGAGACAAGAGACTGTGCATGGTAGTTAGCCGCCACGCAGTTCTTATCCGTGAACATCATGAAGCCGCCCGGCACTCCTAGAACTGCACGAATATTGCCTTGCACATCTTCCGGGATCTGATAACCTGCACCAGTAAAGGCCCCGTTGGCATAGATGGTATAGTCAAATGCCGTACCATTGAAGAATGCCCAAGCAACTGTCAGCTCACTATAGACGAGAAGATAGCCACTAGATGAGGAGATTCCATCAATGGTACCGGCAGCGAATGGAAGATTGGCAATGAGAGCGCCGGCTGGAATCAGAGACTTGGTTGCTGGGTCCCAGTACATGATGCTCATGTCACTGTTATCTGTGGCCTTCAGGCGCGAGAAGCAAACGAAGGTCTTGCCATCTACGTAAGCATAGGTGACAGATGACTTTGTGGGATCAGAGCCAGCGGCCAGAGTCTTTCCAAACACGGCCTCGATCGGATCGCTAGCCCACTGGCCGAGCGTCTTATTGTAGACATAGTTCTTGCCGCCGGCCGGAGAATAGAGAACGGTATTCTCTTGGTCATCACGAAGGGCGAAGATACTGTCAAAATCTTCGTTGACCGTTGGGGCAATGAGCTGCCGATAACCTACGGAATGAATGCCTTCTGCTACGGGCATCACATTCTCAGCATAGATTACCTGTGAGAGGTTGTAGTCTACGGACTCATCCTCGCCCATAAAGATGCGAGGTGTCCGCGGTGCGGCATCTAGGCCAGGAACAAACGCTGCCCTCTGTGCCTTGGTAGACACGAGAGGGAACAGCGCATTATTCAGGGCAACCTTAAATCGCTGGATCGCCACGATCTTTACTCCTTGTCTTTCTTGGTGTCAAGTTTGTCTTCGATGCGATCAAGCTTCTTGAACAGCGCAACTGAGAACTGATGAAATTCATCCTTGGGCACATAGTGAGAGGGAAGTTCTTCCCGCAAACGTGAAAGGTCTGATCTCAGCTCTTTGATCGCATCCCATTTCTGTCTAGCAAACCACCCCAAGGCGGCAAGAGTACCGCCAAAGAGTGAGTTAATGATGGATTGTGGTATCTGGTCCATAGTGCATCCTATAGCTACTGCTGTGTGTCCACTAGTCTGCCGCGCTGGCGGCGATGCTCAAGATCAGCGTGCGCCAATCCCGCCGACTCGCTGCCGTTTGATCTGGGTTAGCTCATGGGCGACGAACGGCAGCGAGAGCACCAGCACGAGACCCTTGAGGCGGTGGCTGAGGTGGGCGCGATAGATGCCCCCAATGGCTGCTGACCTGAAGGTCAGCAGCGCAACAGCAACCTTTAAATAGGTTCTCTGAACTGCTGTCATGATTAGTAGACAAGGCCGTCAATCTGAACAGCTATTCTGGTTGTTCCGCTGGCAACACTAGCAGACGCCTGAAGCTCAGCCCCACTTTTTGTTAGCGTTAGTCCACCGAGCGACGCAACTTGCGCATCCGCCGCCCTTGTATACGTAAACGTCGTCCCATTAAAATTTATATTGTTTTTGGAGAACCCTAAGCCGGAGCTAAACAAAATATTGACAGAACCGTCAAAATTGTATGATGCAGGCAGCGGGCATATTGTAAACGGTGTATTTGCTGCCAGAGTAGTAGTGCTGTCTCGCCTGAATGTCACATTGCTCAACAAATAAATGTTATTATTTGTTTTGGTGAACTCGAATGTATCAGCTCTGATCTGACCTCCTTGAATAACGGTTGTTGCTCCATTAGCGCCTCTCGCAACAGTAGTGCAGTTTACAAACACGTTATCCAACGAAACGCCGTTCGAGTCGTCTGAGAAAACAATACCAATACCGCAGTCTTGGAGTGTATTGTCAGATACAGAATGTTTTCCAACAACGTCTACTCCACGAGCGAAAGATTGAATGTGATTTCCAGAAATTCTGCATCCAGACGCCTGAACATCGAAATAACCAATCCCAGCAGCATCGCCGGATGAGCTGCTGCTGTAGCAATGGTTGCCAGTAACAACAACCTTGCGACCGGGCTGGGCATCTTGACTTACCCCGGATTGGTTAGATATGAAAATGCCCGAGTTGACCGCTGAAAGTCGAACCACGTTTCCTGTGACGGTGGCATCCTGTGAAACGTCTTCGATATGAATCGCGCCATTTGCGCTTGCTGAGTTGCAGGCAACTATGTTGCCAGAGACAACAAGCCCAGAAACGTGAGCAATGTTAAGCGGCAAATCCATTGTTTTGTTTATCTGCCTGAACGTGTTGTTATGCAATTGCACGTTATTGCAGAAGATATGCGGCGTATTGATTCCAAGCGACGCGTCGATAAATTCATTATCGTATGCAAATACGTCGTAAGTCGGATTGCCAAGCGGGTTTGTGTTTACATCACGCCCTGCGGCATCTTGGTTGTTTAGCTGGAAACCGTAGCTTGTGGCATTAAACGTGTTCCCATAAACGTACAGACCGGAAAGTCCAGTACCCATGCACCAAAGACCGTAAATGCTGGAAGCGCCACTTGCTTTAGATGTACGCGAGATAATGGTGTTATTGAAGAACCGCTGACGCGATGCGTTATTTGTGCCATTCAACACGCCCTGCATTTCAAGTGCGGCGTTGGTGTTTGACAGGTCAAACACCATTCCAGTCACATAGCAGTCATCACCGCCCCATTGAAATGCAGCATTTGACACGGCGCTACTCAAGACTCCGAGAAGCGTAGCGTTGTCACCTTGTGTGCTGACACCAGTCGCATCGATTTGATTTGTAATCTTGTATGCTGCACTTGGCCAAAAAACAACCTTGACACCAAGTGTGCGCGCTGCCGCATACGCCGCGTTAATGTATGGAGCGCAGTTCGTATTTGCAGTGTCCGTACCAACTGGGATAAAATCCTTGACGCTCACCCACTCGCGCAGCTTCGTCTGCACATTCGTGGTAACTGCACCAATCCCCCCTGGGTAGTATCCAACCAAACTTGCATCAGTTTCCACGTTGGCAATGGTGATACTCACCACCACTTCCACGTTATCTGTGCCTGCCGGCGGAGCCTCACTGAACGTGAGCACCTTATCAACAACGGTGAATGTATCCTTGTTCTGATAACTGCCACTGATGAAGATGTCAATGAGTGCAGAAGTTGGAACACTAACATCAAGCGTAAAGACAGTCTGCGCGCCCGTTCCAGAAAAGCGCTGCACGTAGACTGTGCCTGGCAGGCCGCCCTCACCAATAGCAAGGAGTGCAGCTTCGATAGCCTGAATGCGTACATCTTGATTGTTGTTTTGTGTTTGCAGATTTGCATCGCCTGCAATGCGATTGACAATCTCAGCATCAAGATCATCTTGCACATCCTCAATCCTGCCATTAATGGAGGCTTTCAGGGTGCGAAATTCAAGGGCGGCAGACTCCACGGTGCGGGATTCAACCGGCTCCGTAGTCTGTGTGGCGTTCGGAATGTAAGTGGCCATGATTACCTCTATCAGGAAACATTACCCAGCAGGTGGCTGGAAATCAGCAGTTCTTTGAACGGACGGACATGCAACTCTTGAAATTGCTGTGCCATCTCTGTGAAGCCGGTGCGTGCAAAGACAATTCCTGCGCACCACGCGGCCAACTCGTCAGGATAGAGGTCAGCAATCCATGAACTGTATTGTGCCTCTGAGACTTGCGGATTCTGATAGTAGAATGCAGTGGCCACACCAGTGGGCTGCGCAAAATAGACGCGCAGAGTGTCACCGATCAGCGTGTAGATATGCGGGCGGCGATTGCCATCTTGATCAAACAGATCGTCAGCTTCCCGGAACTCGAGTTGCTCGACGGGAACGCCATTTGCTGCGTCGTTGCCATGAATCAGTTTCAGACTGCGCAGTCGAAGAAGCGTATTGCTGACGGAAGGGAAATCGTAGAACTGAGCAGTGCCGTTCACTGTATAGGTGAGAGCGCCGGATGCAAGATCACGCGGAAAAAAGTCAACGTGGTGAGCACGCAACGTCGCAGTTCTGATTGCCGCCTTGGTGACAGCCGGAATCTCAGGGCGACGAGTCTGCTCAACGACGAGACTCTCAAGTTCTGCAAAGGTTGTCATGCTCACCACTCCTTGCTGGTTACTCTTTGATGGTGCCGGCCGTGTCTGCGGCATCAGCCGCCGCGCGTTTGGTCAGCTCTTTTGCCGCTTCGACAGCCAGCGTCTTGGTAAAGATCATGCTGGTCGGCTTGTCTGCGACAGCTTCCAGCTCAGCAATGACTTCCGGATCGTCAGTGACGAACTGACCGCCAAGAAACTTGATCTCCAGACCGTCCGGCATGATGAAGTTCGCGCCGGGGATCATGTGATGAAACACGCGGGCATTCGGATTCTTGATAGCCTGCATGTTCGAGGCAACAACTTCGCCACTGCGAATGGTTGCAGCTTGCGGTTTGTTGAGGGCGTGCGACGAATTGGTCATTCCAACAGCCATGATGATTTCTCCTAACTACGTTTGGAAACTACAGACAAAAAAGAAGGGGCGGGTTTGGCGCCCGCCCCTCCAGACTACTCCCGAGAGGGGGAGAGGAAACTACAGCTTACCCCGCGGCGGCAGCCGTGAAGTTGTACAGCACGCCGAAAGCAGCCGGGTTCTTGATGGTGCAGGTCAGCTCGGTGGTGAGTGTGCCGCCTTCAGCATCAACACCATTGTCGACCAGAGCACCAGCAGCGTTGTAGCCGGCATCACTGGTCTTGCGAAGATACGCCATCGAGAAGGCGTTCAGATCGCAGATGACTGCCATCTTGGCCCAAGTACTGGCGGCACCGTAGGCGTTGAACAGCGGATGCTCGATCATCTCGAAAGTACCGCGCGGAGTGCGAATCGTGTCGATCTGCAAGCCCCAAGCAGTTTCGTTCGTGGTGATCTGGTAGGTGGAGTTCAGACGCGCAATGTTGTGAATCACACGGCGCGCAGTTCCACCGACGAACATCGTGCGGATGTTGCCGCCCTTCGGATCGGTCACAGTTTCCAGCGTCTTGTCCAGAGCAGCTTCCAGCTGCGTCCAGTTGGTGGTGCTGCCAAGAGTGGTGACGTTGCCGGAAGCAGCCGCATTGATGCGCGGGATGATACCTTCCATGGTGTGGAACGGCTGGCCGTTGCGGGTGCCCATGAACTTCTGGCCAAAGAACAGAGCCTTCTCGATTGCCATGGCGTGCAGGGCGGCGCAGTCTTGCTTGCTTTCCGACACGTAGCCGGCACCGGCGATTTGCGGGATGGCAGCAGCAGTCTTGGTAACTGCCCACGAGTTGCGGAAGATCTGCGTGTTGTTGACGTAGCGCTCAGCGATGATTGCCACGGCTGACGGACGAACAGAACCTTCCTCGAAGGCGTTGCCAACAGTGCGCCACACGTCACCGTTGTTGACAGCAGCTGCGACCACGGTGCCAACAGCGCGAGTGATGGCGAGCGCGGTGCCGGAAGTCAGCGCCGTGACCAGCACGATTTCCGAAGTGCGCTCGTTCATCAGCAGATCGCCGGGAACGATGTTGTCATAGGCGGAGACCGTGATGCTGGTGTCACTAGACAGCGCAGTTGCAGACGAAGTGACCGAGGGAAAGATCATCGTCTTCGAGAAGTAGCCATGCTCGATGTTGCTGGCAGATTCATCCTTGAGCAGGCTGGTAAGGCCGAACAGGGGAGCAGTGCCGTTGGGCATCAGGCGGGTGATAGCCTGAGCAAACGACAGAGCATTCAGGTTTTGCGGCGCGGAGGCCGACGAGAGAAGACCAATTGCCATGGTGTGTGTTCCTTAAGAAAGATACGAGGAGAAGTCGGTTTCTTTGGGACGAGCTGCTTGCTCGGCGGCTTGGCGTTTCGGAGCAGAGAGCACATCTGCCATCTGCATGAAGTATTGCTCTGCTTGCTGTTGCACCGCTTCCGGTGAAAGCTGCGGGTTGGATTGTGCGATTTGCATCTTCACAGCACTCAACATAGGAGCGACTGCCGGGTGCTGCAATTGCTCAATGCTGGTATTTTGCGTCTTGAGCTGGTAATTCTTGATACGCGAATCCAGCGTGCCGTTCAGGCGTTCGGCAGCAGTACGACTGCCGTGCTCAACAAGGCCATGCGAGAGTTGCGCAGCAGCAGCAAACGCCTCGCGGGCCGCCGCGTTGATGGCGTCGGAGAATGCTTGGGCATCACCGGAGATTGCACGTTGAATGGTTTCCTGTGGAATGCTAGCAGCGAAGTTTGCTTGTTCCACTTGTTGACGGAAAGCCGCCGGATCCAGCTGGCCGAGAATGGGATCAGCCAGCGTCGGAGTCTTCGGCGCATTGGGATCGACAGGTTTCGGCTTGAACATATCAGCGAAACTGTCCAGCGGATTCATGGGGCCGCCGGCCGGAGCTTGCGCAGGTTGGCCGGGCATGGTGGCCGGGTTGGCAGCAGGATTTGCCGGACCTTGCATCTGCGCAGAGACGGGGCCAGCAACAGGTTGTGCGGGCTGTTGTGCAGGTTGTTGTTGCTGGGCTGCTTGTTTGCCAAAGATGCCGGGAAGGAAAGCCATGATACGTACTCCTTAAGTTTGTAGTTGCCCGTTAGGGCTCTTCAGAGGTTTGCGAATTTACGATTTCGAATAGCAACTCTTGGTAAGCTGCTACGTGGTTCTTGAGCCGTTCAAGCTCAAGGATTGCCTTCACTTGTGATTTGGGATCGTCGTGATAGGGCAATTCTGCATTCACCACTGCCGTCGCATAGGCTTCAATTTTGTTTTGAAGATACGCAAGGAAGAGCGGTGAAACTCCAAGTGCCATCTTCTCATCTTCAGGAGACATGCGAAGTTTGAGAAAGATGCTGGAAGTGTCGGGTTGGATGCTGTGTGTCATCAGATGTGTTTCCAAGTTTTGCGCGCAATAATACTGTAAATAGCATACTGAGACACCCCAAACTCCGCAGCCAGCTCGCGCTGAGACTCTCGTGTGCGGGACCTGATCTCAAGAACTTGCTGCTCAGTCAGTTTTACAGATCCATGCGCCGTGCCAACAGCTCGCACATCGCTAGCCCTGCCACGCTCGTGCATATCCTGCACATTGTCTGCTTGGCTGCCAATAACTAGGTGCTCTGGATTTACGCAAAGCCTGTTATCACATGTGTGTCGTACAACCTGACCTTTAATGTCTGCCAGTTCCAGTCCACGATTTTGACAATATACCAGGCGGTGGTGTAAGACTTGGGCGCCGTCTACGTACGCTACTCCATAGCCATGAGTCCCAATAGCGTAGTTTGTATGAATGCACGAAGAAGTCATAATATTAGGTTCCCGGCTGATTAGAAATTGCAGCTTGCGGTTGCGCGTTTTCCGCTGCCATGGTTTGCTGCATGGTCTGTATGAATTGTTGCTGCTGCTCAGGACTTCGCTTGAAATCTTCCATCCAGTAGGCTCCGCGAAGCTTGAACCAGTACAGCATCATCCCCATGATATCGTACTCTGTCGCCATTGTTGGCATTGCTTGTGCGGTTTGCACGAACACAGTCAAGAGGTCGGCATTCATCAGCTTGTCTGCAGGCAAATTGCCATCTGTCATCTTGAATTCTAGCATCGCCTTCCGCAGTTCCACAGGATCCACATCCACCTGCGTGCGCTCATTCCTGTTGAGAATCGTGCCGGCAGTTTGGAATTGCAGAGTGTTCGCCTTGACAGTTTCCTTGACTGGCGTCATGAACTGATGCTCAATGGCAAGCGAACAGAGCTGTTGACGGGAACTGCTGTTCGACATTGTTTCCGTGAACTCAGTCTTCGTCTTGTTTCCGGGCTGGAACTGGCCCCTGTCTACCTTGTTCTGGCCGGTGGCCTGATCCGCCATTGCACTAATCATTTCAGACATCTGGATGTTCGTGCCACTGTTGTCTTCCCGGTAGGGGATCTGATAGACAGCACGAGCAATGGCGTTATCGTCTTTGCCAATGTTCGCATTTCGCAGAGGGATGCGAGATACGGAGGAGACAGGATCAATGTCCTTCTTGTCAATCAGGCGAGGATTGTAGACAAGGCGGTCAAAGATCAGGCGGCGCTTGCTTTCCAGACTGACGTTCCACAGCGCACTCGACATGTCTTGGAACGGCAGCGCGTTGTCAAGCATGGACTGAGTCTGATAGCCAAGGCCATCTTCATACGGCTGCATGATGAAGCAGGGAAGATTGTCGTATGCAACGTTGAGTTCTTCAACGAAGATGACAGCCTGCCAGTTCACAAGGATGGCATGATACATTTTCACTTGATTGCCCCGCGCCCCGAAATCGGAAGGAAGAGCTCGGCAATAGAAGTGTGTCAGGACGTAATGATCTTTATAGGAGAGCTTGCTGTTTGAGGAGTTTGCAAGGCCCATCCACTGGCCCCAGTTACTACCACCGATGTTGGTGGTGCTGAGATCGAGATACTTGTTGATCTCAGGGGTGTAGTAGGCCATGGCACTGGATTCATCTTGGCCACTTCCCGCAAACTGAGAGTTAAAGGCCTCTTTGGCGCTGGTGGTTTTGTCACTGTCGAGGATGGACAGGAGGCGCTTCAGCTGCACCCGGGAGATAACTTCATTCCATCCGAAGTATTCTCCTTCCGCGTGGAGGTCAGCAGGAGCAACTGTCATGTCCATGAAGCAGTTGTAAGGGTCGATGCGCTTGATGCAGTTGCCGCCGTAGCTGTATTCTTTAATGGCGGCGAGGCCGGCACTGGTGATGTTCGTGTCGGTGACAATGGACTTCAGTGGAGTCTTCTTCCAATAGACTACAGCTGCACCGAAATTGTACTTGAAACCATCCCGGAAAACCTTGAGCAGTTCACGGGGCCATCCATAGCGTACAGACTGATCGCCAACGGCAGTCTCAAATTGCATGGCGGCAGTCATGTTTTCAGGTGTGGAGACCACACCGAAGACTGGATGACTTGTCAGAAAGACGCCAGCTTGGTAGGCAACGGCGCTTTCAATCTGCGGCATCACGATCGGCACGGTGATATCTTGCAGTTTGCGCGCGTCCCCTTGCATGTTTGCCCGGACAGCTTTGATGTGTTCTGCCGTCGTGTTCAGTTGGCGCTGGTATGCACGATCCCGGTAACGCAGCAGGGCCCGGAAG